AGTCCTATCTTAGGTACTTCTGCAGGGTTTGCAGTGTTAGGTGCCTCTACTGTCACAAATACAGGCTCAAGCGTTATCACAGGCGATCTAGGATTATATGCTGGTACATCCGTTACCGGTTTTCCTCCAGGATCCGTATCTGGAACGCAGCATATAACAGACTTAGCTGCTCAACAAGCACAAACTGATGCGATGGCTGTTTACACAGATCTACAAGGTCGTACAGGTGCAATAAACGAGAGCGGTATAAATCTTGGAACGCTGACACTGCTTCCCGGTGTTTATAAGTACAACACATCAGCGCAACTTACAGGTACGTTAACCCTTAATGCCAACGGTGATCCTAATGCAGTATGGATCTTCCAGATCGGAAGTACGCTTACGACAGCATCAAGCTCAGTTGTATCTATCATAAACGGTGGATCAGCATCTAACGTATACTGGGCAGTTGGTAGCTCTGCTACCATCGGAACAAGCACGACATTCAAGGGGAGCATCTTTGCTCTTGCTAGCATCACTACAAACACTAGCGCTACTGTGAGTGGTAGACTTGTAGCGCTTACTGGTGCTGTAACATTGGACACCAATGCTGTTGCGGTAACGCCAGCAGCTGTATTCACAGCTAGTAACCTAGACGGTAAATATTTCATTGCACAAGATAACGCAGGCAGCGTTAAGATATGGTTCGACGTTAACAATGACGGAACGCCTGAACCGGTATCCTTACCTACAAACAGAACTATAAAGATTGCTACAATTTTAACAGGCGATACGCCTGCTCAGGTTGCAGCTAAGGTTGCAGCATACCTATCTAATGATGCAGCGTTTGTAAATGTATTCTATACTACAACTCAAGTATTGTATATGTTAGCTCAGAATGGATCTACATCATCCCCAGCTGACGGCACATTTCCTACAAACTTCACGTTTGTTAATGCTCCAGGAACTCCTAACCAGTCTTTGGACGGCAAGTACTTCTTGATACATGACGATGTGGGATCAGTTGCTGTGTGGTTTGATGCTGACAACAACGGAACGCCTGAACCGTTCCACGGTGCTAGTAGATCGATACGCGTATATAACTTCTCGTCAGGTGCTAGTGCAAACACTGTAGCTTCTAGTATTGCTGCTACCATAAACACAGATTTAAAGTTTAGTGCAGCACCAGTCGGATCACAGATAACAATAACTACATTGTTCAATGCTTCTACAGCTGTATCGTCAGCTGGAACCTCTGGTTTCACTGTATCAACTGTTCAAGGATCTTTACCTGGTCCAGAACTAATATTGAACGCAGGTCAAGTTTCTTTATTCCCTCTTGCTAACACATCTGCATCAGATATCGTTACAGCAATCAATAACAGTAATATCCTAAGTGCTGCCGCAGTTGGAAACCCAGCATTGACGATAACTAAGTCAACTGCTGAAGAACAGTACACACACACAGGGAACTCATCAGCTTTAGGTTATGGTCATAACCCTGGTGTAACTACAGCTAATGGACAGATCGATCTGTTTGATGGTATCAACTGGGTAAAAGATTTCTCAAACAGTAACCCAAACTTTACCTTAAAAAACATCCTTGCATTGAATGGTGTTGCACCTAGCATATACTCAATGAACACAGCTCCTAACGAAGACGCTACTGTAGGTGAGAACTTTAAATTAGTACCAACCACAGTTAAGAATGTGAAACATCATTTTACACAAAAAGCATTGTCACAGTTGCCTATAGTATCTAACGTCTCTATCTCTAATGCTGGAAAGAACGTGCAGATATGCTCTAAAAACTTAGGATCTAGTGGTGCAGTTGAGGTTGTCGGCGGACAAGCTAATAAGGCTATCGCTTACATAATCGGTGAACCAGAGATTGCCTCTGATATCACAGGTAACTATCTAGGGTTGAAGATCGCAGCTTTTCCAAACTCTTTCTCAGCAGGTGACGTCATCAAGCTTGAGAACACAGTAGGCGTAAAGCGACTATCTAGACTACATACTACAGACACTATTACAGTGACAAACCCATCCGCTGGTGTGTTTGAATATAACTATAATCCCAAAGTAACTAACTTTATATCTAGCACCGGTTTTACTATAACTGATGTTTCAGCTACCTATGGTAGACCTGCAGGTTTTGTGTGGAGATGGACACACAACGGCGGTGGAGCTACGTTAGCAAGTGTAGTTGCAGGTGATATTGTTACAGCCTTTGGAACATTAAGCAGCTGGGATCAAAGCAATCAATCAAGGGTTTCTGGCGACGGTAAGGTAGCTGGTCTACCTATCATAAACGTCAATGATGTAGCAAACTGGTTCGATGTAGTTAACCCATATGGAAAAGCTATGTCATTAACTACTGTTGGTTCAGGTACAGTTCAGATCTGTCCAACGCCTATAATCAAATGGAACTTAAACCATACCGCAAAGACTAACATCCTTAGCATAGTTCGTTTATCTGGTACCGTTACTGTTACTACCGGTACTGCTCACATGCTTAAGACTAATGATAGTGTAAGTTTAGTAGATAGTTTCAATATCCCAGATGGAGTATATAGCAGTATCATAGTGACATCAGCAACTCAGTTTACTTTTACATTAGCAGGAACTGATTTCTCTGAAGCCTATGTTGGTGCAAGCGTTATAAATACAAGCGTCTCTGCGACTCGCTACAGGATAGAATCTTTGGGAATCAACGGGCTTACACGTTTAACCTACTCAGATGGAGCTGCTCCTCATTTTGCTGACAGCGGTGTAGCAGTTGATGACTATATGTTCATCAGCGGTTTAACCTTTAAATCTAACAACAACGGCATGTATCGAGTACTTGCTGTTGACAACAACTCGATCCTGTTCATCAATAACAACTCGTCAGATGAGATAAACACGATCGTACCGTTTAATGATAAAGGTTTGTTGCCTCTTTGGACAGCAAATAGTAACATCATCACTGGTACTGCAGGAACATTTAAGAACATTGCTTTAGGTGATTGGGTTAAGAAAAGTGAAGACCCCGACTCTGCCTATCGTCAGGTTACTGGTTTCAGTCCTAGCACACCAGCTCTTGCTACATCGATCATCTTAGGTAACAACTATAGTGGTGTTACTGCACTTGACACAGGTGTAACATATAATCAATTTATCAACTATGATAAAGGTGTTTATCTTAAGAATATTGATGACATCACTTTTTACGAAGGTGACTCTGTTGTTAGTGGCGATACTCTTTTTGTACAGAACATAGTCGATGCTAACTGGTTCAACATAAACAATACTGGTAACTTTTCAATAGTTCAATACGGAACAAACGGATCAACATATAAACCTTTCTTAAGGGTTACTAATGCTGCTGGTGTAGCAGAAAGCAACCGCTTGATGTCTGTGAATGTAAACGCGTTCTACATAATTGAAAGTGATGTTAGCAAATTTTCTACGTACCGCAAAATATACAGTAACTACATCGATGAGTTAAACAGCGCGCAGAGAGTGTTATATGTTTCCCCATCGAACCGACAGTATAAGTTCTCTGAAGCTAACCAGACTTTTATAACCAGTGTTGACAAACTTGGATATAACACAGATGTAACTATCGGAGTTGATGGATACCTATACTACACAGGTCTATTACAACGTGTACAACGCATCGTGGATGGCTTTGAGCCAGATGCAACTAATTTTCCAGGAAGAAGGGCTGTTGGTAGTTTGATTGAGACATTACCTCCTTTGATCAAAGATATAATCATAGCTCTCACCGTAACGACTGGTGAAGGTTTCAACATCGGGGATGTTTCAAACAACATCAAGTCTGCTGTCATTGATTACATCAAAGGATTAGGAGTTGGACAGGACGTTATCCTTTCAGAGATCATCGCTAGTATAATGAACATCAAAGGTGTAGTTGCAGTAACGTTCAACAGACCTATTCCTAGCACCGAACGGATAACGATAGCTAACAATGAGAAAGCAACCATAACACCTAACAACATCTCTATAAGCTAACTATGATTAACAAGACCAAGATAGACCGTATTCATGAGTTGTTACCTAAGTTCTTGAACACAAGTACTAATGTTAACTGGGATGGTCTTATCACGGCTATCGGTCAGGAAGATGAGAAGATAGCGCAACTTATCTCAGAGGTAAGAAAACAGTTCTTTATCAAAACAGCATCTAGGCCGTACATCGACACGTTAGCAGCTAACAACAAGATATCACGACCTAGATTGGTGGGCATGAGCGATCAATCGTTTAGAAACTATATCCCCGTTTTATCGTATCAACCTAAGCAAGTAAAGCTTATAATCGACGCATTGTTAGACATCTTTTTCTTTAAGGAGTCAACAACCGCATTCCTGATGTCGTCTGTTTTTCAGCCCTTTACACTGCAAGATGGTTGGGACCTACAGCTTAAGGTAGATGGTATGTTTACAGAGAGCATTGTTTTTAATGCAACTGATTTTACAGATATCACTCAAGCAACAACAGATGAGATCATAGCTTCGTACAATAGACAGTCAAAGTATAGTTATGCAACTAATTTTTATGATAGTATCACAAAACATAACTATATCCGCATATTCACCAACACTGTTGGTGCAAAAGGATCTTTAGAGATTGTTGGCGGTCGAGCGAACATAGCGTTCGTGCTGAATGGTTTCTTAACTACAGCTGGTAATGGAGCTAACACGCAGTGGACTGTAACAAAGATAGGTGATACCACAACGTTTAGACAAACTGGGGGTGCCGACCCTGGTATAAGCAACCTTCAAGCTGGTGATATCCTTATATCAAACCTTCCAGGTAATTTTGGATCATTTCCTATAACAAACGTAGATGTATCGAATAACAGCATCACGTTTACCAATTTATTTTCAACAGTTGGTGTTTTTACTCAAACATCTGCTAACGATACAAAGTATGTACGTCCTGATAAGTATGTTGTCTATAAGACACCTAGACGCGCTGTCACATGGGAAACAACACCCGGGGAAATAACAGTAGAGATGCCAACAACTCCGCCTGTTGTGCAACGTTCATTGAAAGGCTCATGGCATCTAAACGGTGCATTTAGCTTGATGAACAATAGGGATAGTGACTCGTCGCTAACAGTTATAAACGCCGCTGGTTTTCCTAAATCTGGCAACTTCATAATTGAACCTGTCAATGCTATAACATCAAGGATCATAACTCCAAGCACTAATCAGGTTGTCACAAACACATCAAACGGCCGTTTGATATATAAGGTGCAAAGATATACATATGCTAGTAGGATAGTTCTCAGCACGATTGGGGACGCCGTAATTAATTCTAATCAGATCACGGTAGCTTCTACCGTTGGTTTATCAAATGGAATGACCGTTTTCATGGATGGATTTAGAGAAGATGCTGTCATAATCAACATAGTAGGTAACATAATCACTAGCTCTGTTGCCGCAACAAAAACATCTACAGGGTCTGTTGTAGAGTTTGGTGGCAACACCTTGATAGGTATCACACCAAACCTTCCTACCTTAAGTACACTGATAGAGTATCCATTAGCTTCTATATCAAGAACTGCTGGCATCGTTACAGGAACAACCTTATTACCAAATGATTACGTAGTAGGACAAACTGTCATAGTTCGTGATGCATCAGGGATCAACATCCTGTCTACTGTAGGTGATACCCACACTTCTACCTTAATCAACAACCTAGCTAGTACCGCAGGCATCACACCAGGTCAGGTCGTTACAGGACCAGGTATTGTAGTTGGTACATTAGTTGATCATGTAGTGTCATCTACATCTATCGTACTCACACAAGCTGCTACAGCAACAACTCCAGGTGTTGCATTGAATTTCAATGAAAATGTTAACGGTAGTTTTCAGATTCAGTCAATCGTATCTCCAACTCAGTTTACGTACAACATGTTAGGTGTTAATGGTACAGCTATAGTACCTGGCATCACTACAGTAGAAACGATAGGTTTATCTAACACAGACTCTAAGATCATGATAACAAATGCACAAAGTGCGGATAACACACGCATCAAGGGATCATATGTTTGGGATCTTGCAGCTCCGTTCGTACTATCCTCTGCTACCGCTAATATCCAAGATGGGATAACAGCAGGTAAGATAGTGAGATTGTTAAACATTGGACCGAACGAAGTACCAAACCAGACTGGTTTTCTTATTTTTGACTATGGTAAGAACACTCAAGAGGGGCCAGTTAAGTATCTATATAAGCCAGCAGACAATGTTCTAGCGTTGGATCCATCTTATATGTTTACTAAGAGTCACCTGTTAGGATCCTCTGTAGTTGTTGTAAGCCATAAAGGGCCTCATGTTATGGATGGGTTAGCTGGAGAATACGCTCCTTATGTTACAGACCCATCTGAGGCAAGGATCATATTGGAGCAACTCATACAGTCGGTTGCTAGTGCTGGTATATTTATCAACTTCTTAGTTAAGTATCCGGAACAGCTTTGGGGCGTTTTTGATGTTTATAATCAGAACGGTAATGGAGCTGGAGCACCATTTTAATACTAGATATAGTATAATTTAAGTTGTAGGAGTTTAAAGTGGCAGTATTAGGTCGAGTTTTATTCTCATCAGCTGAAAGAATCGATTTACCCGATTTGCTATCTGTAGATTCTTATTCGGCAGGTGACTGGAAATATTTCATCAAGAGTTTGGTCGGTGGTACAACCCCGTACATATTGCATGGGTTTGATATCATAGACCCTCAGAATGCTATCGGCACTCAAAGTTGCTCTATAAGGATCGCTGATTCCGTTGCTTATTATCCAGGTTCCAGCGCAGGACCTTTCTTCTATGGGTTACCAGAAGGTGATCCTAACTCTATCCCATTAGTTCCAGACCTACGAAAAAATGCTGTAAACTATGTTTATCTAACATTCAGCACGTTAAACTCCTCTGTCGATACAAGAGCTTTTTGGGATCCAGACCGCAACGGTGGTGCTGGTGGAGAGTTTACACAGGATGT